CGCAGAATGATTTCTTACGTGGACCGCCTTCTGGCTGTGGAGCCTTCAAGTTCGATCCAGTTGCTGCGTTGTACTTGGCACGACCTTTGGCAGTCAACCCCGCCCCCTGCTTAACAGGAAGCTTTTCCCCGCGACCGACAGCAAGTGATGGGGTTTTCTTGGTAGCCATTATGTTGTCTGACTATCGTTCTTAATGTACACACCTTCAAACGAGGCCGTGATATAAAAGTTGGTGCCAGCAAGTGCGATAACGCGAGCTTCAATATCCGCTTTCTCTGGGATTGCTAACGGTATCTCAAAGTCGTATTGGATTACGTTACTGTTCGCCGTTACGTCAGCCGCGTTACGGAACACCCCACCGAGTGGCCGAACCATAAATTTGCCTAGTACATACTGCGTAGCGTTATTCGATGCTGCACTAAACGACCCTCGGTACATGTAAAACGTATACCCTACCGGAACCGTCCATATTGCCATCAGGGTCTGGTTCTCACCAAGCGGAATTGCCGCATATACCGTTGCAGGGACTCCTGCCGTTACAACCCCATCGCCAATATAGATAGTGCCAGCAGCCGTATTGCTAACCCCGGCTGTTACAACATACGCCCTAAAAACTCGTATGAATACTGTCGTCGTTAGTACAGGCGTTTGACCAGTAAGCGTAACAGTTTCCGTTACTTCATTGTAATTTGAGTCTAGTCCGCCCACCAATACCGTGCGAGCGCCTGACCCAGTACCGTTATCGTCTGCACTCGTACTAGACACCTTCATTACCGTGGCCGCTGTCGGGTACACGTAAAGCGAACTTTGCGACCAAACGGTCTCCAAGGCTCCGTTGCTGTCTGGGTTATTCCCAAACTTAAACAGCGTTTTGTGTAATGAAATTTGCCCTCTGGCTAACTGTAGCTCAAACGGCTCAGTTAAACCCATACGAGATATAGACGATACGTTACTAGCCATAGAACACCGTCACAGTCGCATTGGACAGGACAACGTACACATCAGTACTAAAAACAACACCTTCACCGGGAATCAAGATACTCTCGACTTGGCCGTTAGCGATAGTGTTAATAGTAAATACCGAAGTGCCGCTTGCCCCGTCATCTTTAAGGGCAACACTCCCAGCGCTAGCACCGGGAGTAATCACTAACCCTTTAACGCGGGTTCGCCCGCCGTAAGCACTACCGGAAACGGCTAGACTTATAGCTTTAACGTCTGTTTGCATCATGGTGATGCTCCTTAATTAGACGTTCTGCATACCAATGTAAGGATCAGTCACGTAGTACGTGATCGTGCCGGAGCAAGGACCAGTACCAGCCGATGCGCCTGTAGCTGCGGTCAGGTAGACCAACTCAGTCGTGGACATTGGGATGCCAAGCGAAGCGCCAGGCAGGGTAGCCGTAGCCAGCGAAGTTTGCGTACGAGTCGTAGGCTGCTCATTGACCAGACCCGCAGGAGTTGCCGTGCCGGTGGTGTAGAGTGTGAAGCCAATGTCCAGTGTGCCAGCCGTAGTTGATGCAACGGTCGTAGTAACTTCCATTACAACAGCACCTGCTGGGAGAATTACGTTTTGACCGCTAGCTTGGTTTTTGACGTTGCCGGTTTGCGTAGCAATATCAGCGACGTACCATTGGGCTGTCATAACGCCAGTGCCACAATATGCGGTACGCGATTGATCGCCGCCGCCCGAACGCCAAATGCTTTGGGTAGTAGAAACTGCCATGATGAATTTTCCTAACATGCTAGTTAAGCGCAAGCGATCTGCATGTAGTCAGCCGGGGACTGTTCGCAAGCACCGGATTACCCCGGAATTACTTACTTTATACTATCAGCAGGGATGCGCGTCAAGCATGTTTTTCAATGTATTCTGCGGCCTTTTTAAGCAAATCTGGACTGTCTTTAAACCCGCCCAACGCCTTATTGCACGCAGCGCATAACAACGCCCTTATTTTTCCGGTTTTATGGCAGTGGTCAACCGCCATAAATTGTTCCGCGCCTTTAGCGTCAACTGCCGTTTCATGGTTGTCACATATGGCACATTTATGGTTTTGGGTATTTGACATTTGGCGGTATTGTTCAAGTGTAATGCCGAATCGTTTACGCAAATCCATATCTTTAACTTTATCTGGATTGCGCTCCCGCCAAGCACGTTGCCATTTTGCCGCATCTTTGCTTGGTGTTGATTCTTTCCAATACCAATTATTAGGGGCAATAGGTTGTTTTAAGTCGTGTTTGCGTAGCGTATGCCCGTCAGGCTTTGGACTGACCGCATCAACAAATTCCCAAAAATTATCCGCCCATTCTTGGCACATTCCATTAGGTTTGCGGCGTTGCCAATGATAAGTTTGATACAGCGGGTGAGTTTCTTTGGCGCCCCAATCTTTATTGCGAGGCTGCTCGGCTGTGCCATGACGGTTATAACGGAATAGGTGTTTTTCACACAAACCAGAAGTAAGTGTTTTTTGATGGTTAGTACATCCAGATACTGTGCATATTGGATGTTTTTTAAGCTGCTCCGCCCTGTAATGCTTTGAGCATAGCGAACCTCGGAATGACAAGTTTTGGCATCCAGAAAAAGAACAAGGAGAAGCCGTTGCCAGCCTCTCCTGTTCGTAATGCTTTCTACAAATTCCCCGTGCGAACACAGGGTTTCCGCAGTTAACGTGACTACATTCGGTGTATTCCATATAACCCCCAAGTATTTAACTTAGGGGTTACTGTACGGAGTATTCCTTGTGTTGTCAAGCGCCGACGCTACCATACATTCCGAGCGGATCCGACCAACCGAACGAATAACGCTCACGGGACTTGTAACGGACGTTACCAGTATCGAAGTCGCCATCCATCGAATTGGACAGTGCGGTACGAACAAAATGCTTCATGCCGTTAGGAACATCAGTGGTCAGGAACCATGCGTTCGTATCGGTCAGGAAGTTGTTGACTGTGTAGCCACCAGACACGGAACCGTTGTTCTTGATCGCGTTGATGTCGTTGTCATTGGTACCGACACGGAGTTCGGTTTCCAGCAGACGGGTTGCAACGAATTGTAGCGATGGTGGAACAATCAGCTTCTTAGGCTTAGCAGCAATCAGCAGGCCACGCTCATCGGTCCATGCGGCGATCTGAATAACGGCGGCTTCCAGGGAAGTCTCGTTCAGGTCAGCAGGGGTCGATGGGATGTTGCTGTTGGTGCCGCCAGAAGTCAGGGGATGCGAAGCCGAGAACAGAGGCACGCCATCACCGCCGTAATAAGCAGCGGTATTGGTGAAGCCATTGTTCAGGACGTTAGCGGCCTTAACTTGCTTGGTGTACGCCATAGCACGAGCCAGCGACTTGGTATAACGAGCCGACAGGCTGTCATACAGGTTGTCTTCGATGGCCTCTTCGGTCAGCGAGAAACCCAGTGCGATGGTTTCGTGATTGTAGCGAGCAGTCCATGCTTCTTGTGCGTTGTCATAAGCGATGGCTGAACCTTCGTTTTTGACTGGCGCGGCGGAGAAGCCTGACAGCTTGGTCTCTTCTTCGAATGAACGCTCGGAGGTCTCTGTTTCGTAGATCTCTTTGTGTTGCTCGCCGTAAGTTGCATACTCCAGACCAAACAAAGCGTTCAAGCCCGGGAGCAGTTCTTTAAGTAGTTGTGCGCGTGAAATAGCCATGATTTAGCTCCTTAGATGCCGACGGCGTTATTGTACGAATGGTAGCCAAAGTTCAACTTAACGATGAACTCAACATAGGCACCAGCCGAGTTAGCGGTGTCAGGCACCACATCAACGATTCGCAGTGGCAGGCTAGCAGTGGTTGCACCAGCAGCACTGTAGATACCCACTTTAGAATTACCAGTAGTTGTTGAACCTGTGTTCAAAACCAAGCGGGCATTGCTGCCAACCATCGTTTGACCCAAGTACGCAGGCAACAGACCAGAAGTCGTGTTGTTTACGGTAGTACCAGCAACATTAACTGCTTTATACAGTTGGTCTGGATCATCAGCGATGAACGCAGTAATGTTAGTGGCACCAGAAACGCCTGGCCAGTACTGCGAGAACGTCAGTTGGTTCGTGCTTGGATTGATATAAGAACAGCCCAAGAACACGCCAACAACACCAGCCAAAGGCGTAGCATCATCAGCAAGCGGGGAATTCTCAATCGTACCACCAGCTACCAGAGTAACAACGCCGCCATTAAAAATAGCAGTGGTGTACGTAGCAGCGATAGGTAGTTGCCGGGTTGCGCCAGCAAAAACCTGCCCACCAATCAAATTGATTGGCTTTAGCCCGTAAGGGGCCGAAATAATCGGATAAGCCATATTAGCTCCTAAAAAAGTTTATTTGCCTTTGCCGAATGAGGTAGTAGATTTACGCTCATTAAACAATGGCATACGAGGATCACTTTGTCGCATAAGATTATTGTCTACTGCCTCGATCTGGCCTTCAGCTTGGCGCGCATAGTGCGAGTTACGCTGTTCTACAAACTCAATCGGGGTTTTGCAAAGCAATAATCCACCAATCTCGATGTTGTCTTTAAACCGACTTGTCGGATCAATTAACAGTTGAAACTGTGGCTGCTCTTCAATCTTAACTGGCTCCCAGCCTTCTCGGAGTTTGGCCGATAAGTTACGTGGGTCAGCGTTGTTCAAGGTCGAAGTGCGAATCCATCTGTACGCGAAACCTGGCTGTTTGTCTGGCTCAGGTAAAAGTTCTGCGGGCGCCCACTGCTTAGGACGTTCCGTAACCGAACGCGTTTGTGCATCACGACTAACTTTGTTTTCAGCCATTGTTGGCCTCCATTTTCATTTTCTCAAGGGCGTACTGCTGCGGCGTTAATCCTAACTTCTTGGCAATGCCAATTTCAGACTGTTTCAGCACGATCCGCTTGGAAGATGTGCTTCTGCTCGCCGGAGCTACTACCGTTGATGACCTATCTGTACGCTGTCGGTTTGTAGACTGCGCTTCATTCTTCTCTTCCGTAAAATACTCGGGAAACCGCAGACGCATTGTGTCGTCAACTTTTCGCCAGTATTCATCGGTCGATGGATAGCTGTCCCCATTCTGATTAACCAGCTTTTGGTGCAGACCAAGAGCCAAGCTAGTCATTTCCTCATCCTTACCAAACCATGTGTTGCGCTCTTGCCACGCAACAGATTTGGAGTCAGGCCGAGGAGACTGGACTTGAGGAACACTATTTACAGGAGTTTCTTCTTGTTGTAAAGAAGGAACATATTCTTTTGCTTTTTGCAACTTATAGTTGGCATCGGCAATCTTTTGTTGCGCCTTTAACAATAGGTCTGGGTCGCCCATGTCGTAAGCACTCTTAAACTCGGTGTTTGCCGCCTCAAGTTCAAGTGCTGCCGCGCTCTTATAGGTATCTAAATAGTTCCTCTCGCCATGAGAGAGTCTATTCTTAAGATGCTTATTTTCTTCTAGCGCCCTTTGAGCAAAAGCAACAGCCTCTTGCTGCTCGCGCAATGCGCGTTCTTTCTCGCGGCGCTCATCGTGCCAAACCTTTTTCATCTGCTTAAGTTTGGTTTTGACGTTATCGGAATAATCTTCCAACTCGTCTTTATCCAATTCTTCACGCAGATTCTGAGGCATAGGCTCACGACCGCGATCTGCCGCAGGCGTATCGTCTTCTACTTCAAAGTCAAAATCATCTTTATCTTCTTTTGCAGAAGCTTTCTTTTCCTGCTTTTCGTCAGGAAATTCAAACTCTTCGTAACCGTCCTTATTACTCATTTGTGCCTCCTTAGGCTCTTGAAATACCGCGTGGGTCAGCTACTACTGCTTCAACCGTATCGTCATTAATTAAACGAAACTCGCGGCCATGAATCTTTAGCCGAGTACCTGAGTTTGGCCGAGCAAGAATAAAATCACCCTCTTTGCACCACGGTCCTGTTGGGAACTTTGTGGTGTCGTTGTAGCAGTCCGGCCCCATCTTGATTACAAAAAAGACGGTAGCTAATGCTTCTTCAAAACGTCGAGTTTCATCAGCTTTGATGAGTCCACTCTCATACTTGTCTTCCGCTTCAGGGATGGTCACAAGAATGTGATAGCCCGATGGCGCTGGAAGTTGTTTTGCTTTTTCTTCTGCTGTTTGTGGCAGTGTAGATATTTCACCGCTTTCTGTGGCGATGGCGATTTCACTCATCTGATTGCTCCATAAGTTTTGCTAAGTCGAGGATATAACCTTCAGTTGTAGAGAGTCCTCGTATCTCTCCACAAAGTTTTTGATAATCCGCAAAATCTTTTGCCGCGCTTTGTGAGACAGCTAAGATTAATTGGTCACGACGTTCCCGCACCTGCTTTAACAACACTTCTAAAACTTTATCCATCACTCACCTCTTGTTAGCTTGGTCTGGTTTGCTAGCGCTTGGTCTTTGGCCATTTGTGTGCCAAGACGAACGCCTTCTGCTTCCATCTTTGCATCGAGATCTGCTTTGTCTTTGGCGGATTTGGCGCCGACTTGCATACCTGCGATTGCCTTCTGTGATTCAATTCTTTCGCGCTCGATTTCCATCTGATCCGCTTTGGCCGAGGCATCCAGAATTACTTTGTTTTTCTTAATTTCTGTTTCTTGTTTCTTGATTTCTACTTCTTCCTTCTTCAGTGCCAACTCTTGTTGTTGCATCTGAACGATAGGATCTTGAGCTTGTTGTTGAGCTTGCTGTTGTGCAGCCTGCGCCTGATTTTGTTGCAACAGTTTTTGTGCTGCCGCCGCCATCATGCGCGAGTATTCAACTTCAATTTCTTTAGACATTTCTTCATCCATACTCGGAAGCGGAACGCCTAATTGCTCTTCAATCTTCTTGCGATATTCAAACGCTACATGTTCACTAATGTGTGCCTGCATAGCAGCCATCATCGCTTGCGCCTGTGGGTTTTGACCAATAATTGCAGCGATTTTTGGATCCTTAATAGCAGACTGATGTACCGAAATATGCGCCTCATGGTCCTGATAAATGAATGCTTTAACAGGCTTCATGTTCATAATTGCCATGTTCTCTGACACAGGGTCTTTAGGTTTAAAGTCCTCTGCGCTAGGGATAAGTTTGCCGATATTTTTAATACCAAGAACTTCTAACATCTGCCGATTCAATTCAACTTGATCGTAGATTTGTGGAGCTTGCGCGGCCATCTGCATAACCGCTTGGTACTGCACAACCTTCTGCGCCATCGTTGATGCGTTCGGGTCACTTACAGGAAGAATGTCTACCTGATCGTAATCCGATTGTTTAACAGAGCGATTACCATCTACCGGCTCATACGCGTAATCTGGTGGTGTACAGTCACGAATAATGTCGCGCAATAAACGGAACTCTTGCTTCATCGAATAATGAATACGGGCTTGTACCGCAGACATTACTTTAAGAGTGCGCTCTAAGATCGCCAACGTCGTACCAACTGGTGAGTTGGCCGACATATCGGATACCTTCATATCAGCAGCAGAAGCAAAGCGACGGCCTTCTTCTACGATCTGATTCATTAAAGCCAGCAATACTTGGCTCGGCTCTTTATATGGCAGCGGCAAAATATTGTCGCGGATCGTACCTGACGCCACATCAACGTCACGGAATTCACCTGGGCTAATAGGCGTGTCGTCACCCTTAACGCGCATGCCCTTTGTCTTCAATCCGCCTGGCAGATTAGACAACGTGCCGGCGTCAACTAATTGCCGAATGATTGACGTACCTGATTTAGCAAACGCGCCGATAAGGTGAATCAAACCAAAGCAATAGAATCCAAAGCCAGGCACATAACCATAGTGAACAAAGTGGCTACGCTTCTGCTTCGTCTTATCTTCTGGCCGCCAGTTACGGCGAATGGCCAAGACTTCTTGCGACGACTTATCCATCGTCACAATGTATGGCAGTGCTATACCAGTCTCTTCGCCATCTTCATCTTTATCTTCATAGCCTTCGAGATCCAAAAACACTTGCATCTCAATAAGCTTGTAGCGATCATCGCTGGTCGCACGGAAGCCCATCTTCTCGGCAATTTTTTTCTCTACATCATCAAGCGTATCTACCGGCTCAGGCAATTCAATATCCCGATAAAAGCCAGCCACTTGTAAACGACGTAAATCATTTTCGGTTTTGCGCATTACATGGGATACGCGGTCAGCCGTTTCTAAATTGCTTGAGCCATAAGGAACCACAACATCTTCCGCCGGCACAAATAATGAAACCTGACGATCCAATGAAGGATCAAAGTACACTTTCTTAAACGCATTGCCAGACAAACCCAAGCCCCACAACATACGCTCATGCTCAGGACGATACTCAACCATCTTGTCCGTTAGCTGGAAATTCATGTCATCCTGCACACGCATCGCCGCTTCTTTTTTCTCTGGCGTTTCTTTGCCGATGATCTTTGTCTTTACTGGCCCAGAAGCAGGAAAGGTTTCCATGATTGTCTCAGCTTGGAACTTAACCAATGCCTCTGACAACAGTGGATGGTAAACACCGCACGCACCTTCCCACGGTTCGGCACGCTCTTCAATCTTCATTCCCAGCAATTCCAAGCCATCTACATAAGTCTGCATCCAATCTTTACGCGAACTAATGTCGTCGTCAAAATCAGATAGCAAATCTCCAGCCAATGAAGACAACGTGCTGTCATCAATATACTCAGCAAGGTTAGCGTCGAAATCATCTTCTGATTCTTCATCAGGCACGATCTCAATCTCTAGCCCCTCTAGTTTGAGTCGCACCGCTTCCGGGTCTTCAATCTCAATCTCAATATCCGGCTCACCTAAAATCGCCTCTAAGCCAGTCGGCGCCTGTGAAAGCGACTTATCAATATTCGTTGCCATAGTTGTCCTTAGTAATACGACCTTTTACGACGGAAGCCAACTTCATCTTCCTGTTCATCTGAATCTAACCGCAGAAACCCGCCCTGCCTAAATCTAATCAACGCCTGTGTAGCCGAGTCAGTCAAGTCATCATGCTCAGCATTCGGAAACCGCGCCATTTCCTCTATTAACTCATCGGCCCAGCGCGTATCCGGCGCCCAAACCTTACCAGATCGGAATAAATCTGTAACCGAATTAATACGCACGAACTTATCGTTACCCCTGACCGGCGTATAGTCCGAAACCATCACACCCATCGCCCGTAATTCAAATATCAACGGCGCGCCAGCAGCTTTGGCCTCAATAATACAAGCATCCGGCTCCCATTCGTCATAAAACCGCTTAGCCGTGTCCTTCAACTCCGGGAATTCCATCTTATTCTTGTAGGCGTCCAACAGAATGATGTTTACATCCGACTCATCCTCGTTTAAATGGAACACACCCCACGTAGTACATGCAGAATAGTCGGCCCGCTGGCTTTTAGTGAACGCCGTATCCCAAGATTGGATAATAAACTCGCATCTCGGTGGTCTATCTGCCTCCCAACGCTTCCACCAATCCCGTTTTACTATCGCGCCTTCCTCTCCGGTAGGCTTTTGCTGGTACTGGGCGTTCCATTTGTACGCCGGAAGCTCATCTTTCAGGGCTTCTAGCTCATCTAATGACCAAAACTCGGGCCATAAAGACTTGCCAGACGGCATAATCGCCGGTAATTCGATTACTTCCCAGTCTGTACTGTCATTCTTTAACACTTTGCCGGTCAAATCTTTATCCGACCAGCGTGTCATCACTATAATAATAGCGCCGCCAGGCTGTAATCGCTGCCGAGGACCAGATGTATACCACTCATACACACTATCAAATACCGTAGGATCACCCTGGGCTAACCTAGCCTCTTGCTCTGAGTGCGGATCGTCAATAATAAGTAGATCGGCACCCTTACCAGTAACAGTACCGCCCACACCAATAGCAAAGTAATCCCCGCCATGATTAGTAGCCCAGCGGCCAGCAGCCTTAGAGTCTGCCCTAAGACTGACATTCGGAAAGATCTTCGCATATTGCTCACTATCCACTAAGTTCCTAACCTTCCGGCCAAATCCTACCGCCAACTCAGCCGTATTAGATGTCTGGATTACCTTCTTATTAGGGAAGTTTCCTAAGAACCACGCCGGCAACATATTAGAAGCAAACTCAGATTTGGTATGACGCGGCGGCATATTAATTATCAGCCGCTTCAACGTCCCCGCAGCTATCTCCTCAAACTTCTTAGCCATAAGAGCATGATGCCTCCCATGTATAAAGCCAGGCCACATCTCATGCACGAACGACATAAAAGACTTCTGCGCCCGCTCACGGACAACAGCATCCTTATATTGCGCCACCTGCTCAAACAGTTTCTCCTGCTCAGCAACCGGCAACTTATTTATCAATTCGCTTAAATCCACCAATCCCCCAAATACGACATGCGTGTCGCTTTTACCTGTACTGCATTTTCACGCAGTTCTTTTTTACTAACTACTCCAGATTCCTAAACTTCAAATACACCGGCCGTACAGATCTCCCACTACCCTTCAATCTCTTCAGCGCGCCCAACTTAACTAGCCGGTCTAATATCTCCGACGTATTCCCCATCCCGCTCTTTCCCCTAATCCTACAGATGTCCCGTATAGACGGACCATACCCATACATCTTCCACCACTCATCTATCAATAAAAATACTTCCCTCTGCGCCGGCGTCATATCCATCCCCATACACTCATCAAACGTCTTATCCAACCGCTTCTGAGTCATTTCCCTGTTTATTAATAGTGTTGTCATCTTGTCATGTCAACTGTAGGTTTCCCTACAGTTGGGTTGTCAGCTTGTTAACCATTCTCGTTTTCTAAAAATATATCCCCCCCGGGGGTGTCCGTTCTGAAAGATGACGGGGGGTGTTCTGGAAAAATAGGGGATGGTTGGTGTGTAATATTTGGTGATTGCGGGGGGGTTTCTTCACCCTCAGTTGGGGGGGTGGGGGTAGGGTGGGTCTCGCCTGGCTCTGGC